GAAGCAGCCACATGACACATAAACAGAGACTTGCCGACGCCAGTACCTGCAAGAGCAATATTAAGGGTCTTCTGCGGAAGTCCTCCTTTAGTGATCTTGTTGAAGTATTCAAGATCAAACGGGATTCTTTTTTCGATGCGATGATAGAAATCGTAGCGATCAGCGTAATTATCCAGAAAGTCGTGACCAATATGAGGATCGAAACTAACGCCCAAAGCATCAGACAACAAAGTAGGAATGCTTCCTTTGCCCCTCGCTTGATCTTTTCCATCAAGGATCTGAATTGAATCCATGATTGCATTATAGATTGCCTTTTCTTGGCAAAACTTCTCTGTAGTGTCAAGAAGCCATTCGAGTTTTTGTTCTGACTTGTCAACTGATACTTCCTTCAGCAGTTCAAGAGACTTATTTAACTCAACTTCAGTGAGTTTGGTCGACTCTTTGAGGCTGATCTCCAGTGCTGCTATCGGAGGCAGACTGTTGTATTTCAGAATGAACTGTTTTATTTCTTCGAATACCTTTCTTTCGTGGCTTTCGGTTAGATACTCGCTCTTGAGGAACGGCAGAGATTTCCTCATGAACTTCTCGTTCCGAATCAAATTCGACAAGATCAGTGTTTCTGTTTTCATTCTTTTCCCTTACATCATTTTGAATAGCACCATAAAGTATACTACGCATTACATTTTGAGTAAAGCGTTCAAAACTTCTGGTTTTCACATTACAATTGTTCACATTGGATATGATATCGTAGTCAAACGTCAATTGACCATCATTACCAACTTTTACATTGGCAAACTCAACAATTACACCATCATATTTTTTAAAAAATTTAATTGCAAATGATCCTGGAGGACCATTTAAATCTAAAAAGAAGGTATAATGCTTGTCAAGTTTGATGAACTTTCGAGCATACCAAAACTCAACTGCGGCAATAAGGTCTTGAATCTTATTCATGACCATCGTCAAGAACCTCATTAATCAAATTACCAGCCACTGCTGAACTGAATTGGTAATTTGTGCGCACCCATTCTTTAAATGTCTCATCAGAAAGAATGCTGTCCCAAAACTCTGGCGACTCAGTATCAGCCATGCGCCACTTCTTGCTTTCAACTTCGCCAGTGGCAGTGTTCACTTTTGCATACCAGCCTACATTTGGCTTCGTAACATGACCAGACTCAAGTGCCATGTCAAGAAGACCACTGTACTTAGAAATACCACCATCGAAACGAACAGTGACAGGGATACGGGCTTTTTCACGAACATATCGAGACTTCTCAACATTGATGATAAAGTTATAACCAATCAAATCAGTGCCGTCTTTTTCTTGCTGACGACCAAGAATGTAGATGTTATCAGCAGAGTAGTAAGAACCTGTTCCGCCACCGACAATATCCTTGGGATACAGACCTATTTCCTTATAGGTGTGATTTACTACGACCATAGGAATGTCCTTTAGTGTAAGGTGTGGTGTCACCATACGGAACAGGGATTTAATTTGCTTTGCACGACTCATGTCAGCGACTGACTTGCCATCCATCGCATCCTCAACTTCTTTCTTCGAAGCCAAGTTACCGATAGAGTCGATAACAATCATCACGCGCTCGCCGCGCTCGATGTTACTCAACTGCTGCATGATATCAAACTTCAACTGCTCAACGTCTGTGATCGGAGTATGAACAACGCGATCGGTGTCAATACCAAACGAAGTGAAATAGTTTTGCGGAGTACCAAACTCAGAGTCATAGAAAAGAACAACTGAATCTGGATACTTGTCTTGATAGGCTTTTGCCATTAACAGACTGAATGCAGTCTTGAAGTGCTTACTCGGACCAGCCCACATTGTGAGACCAGGAGTAAAACCACCATCAAGATCTCCAGAGAACGCAACGTTCACAACTGGGATGCTGGTTTGAATCATGTCCTTTGCTGCGAAGAACTTGGACTTGGCAAGAATCGCAGTATCTTTGATCGTCGTATTTTTCTTTAACTTTTCAAGCAAACTCATGGTATTTCTCCATATTTGGGATACATCTATTATACATCATTTCAATTAAAAAAGCAATCCAGTGAATCAATCTTTTCACTCTGCCAATCGATTGCAGAAAGAATAATATCAAGTGGCTCAAGAAATGATTTCTCAAATTGCAGATCATAGTCAATATATTGCTCAGCGCCAAGTTTCTTTGGCAGCGCAGATATAAATGCAAGAGTGTTATTGTTAAAGATATTCGGTTGCTTCAAATAAACAAACTTAATCTTCTCACCCTCTTGAATTTCTTGATAACGCTTATTGAGTTTCAATTCTCGCAAGAAGTGATTATACACCAATGCACCCTTTACATGAATAGGTGTGCCCTTCTTGAAGATATTTGCGGCATCACCATACTCTGTCAAGCCATTCACAGAGCGTGGGAAAGAAATGTCTTCAACAGGCAACTCCTTAAACTCATTTCTAAATTGCTCGATGAATTTATGCAAATCATCTTGCGTTTGCGTCATAATAATATTGATTGCCTCTTTAATCTTCACACGGCAAGCAGATGGCGTTGAGGATTTGACAGCCTCAAGACCCATGATCTTGAGTTTTGGTTTGGCATATGCCACACCTTCACTATCATGCACATTTAGAATATATCGTTTCTTTGCAGTCCAGATTGCTTTGTCTGCAAGAGATTCGCGTTTCATCTCCATGCGCTGCTGATATGCATTCACATAGTCAGCCAATTCTTGATACGATGAGTCAATGAACGGTTGAATCTTATCGTCACAAACTTTGTTCATGAACTTAATGACTTTCTTGGTGTCAGAAGTATCAGGATAAAGTTTTTTGATCAGCGGACCCATGTTCAAATAGATTGAGTCAGTATCAGAGGCAATGACATAATCTTCATCTTTTGTTTTGAGAAGATTGTTCATATACTCGTTGATCTTCTTCTCAATCCAACGAATAGACAACTGACCTGCGGTCGTAATACCTTCAGCGATACGAATATCAAAGAAGCGGAAGTATTGATTGCCCAGTGCACCGTAAGCAGAGTTCAGCGTGACCTTTTTAGCCAACTGAAGATTATTGTATCGTGAGATTTGATTCTCCAAATACTTCACTTGATTCTTATCGTCAAGAACAGTTTCGATTTTCTTTTTGGCTTCCAGCGCCAACTTCTTATAGCGCGTACGATCTTTGTACATACTATCCATAATCTCAGGAAGCACACCCTGTTCATTAGTGCGGAACAATTGACCATTTGGCGTAAGTGTTACGCCAAGTTGTTTTAGAATTTCTGTATCAACTTCTTGATTGAGCAAAGACTCAACATTGATATTGCAGTTCTGTAGCAATCCACGCATGTTATCGTTATACTTCGAGGGCTCAATCAAAGTCTCCATCGAAATATTGTACTGCATGATCAAGTGCGGATACAGACTATTCAAGTCAAATGACGCAACCCATTCGTGCATGCCAAGGATTGGATCCTTAACATACGCACCCTCATACTGCGAACTCTTTGATCCGCGCTTCATTTGAGGGATTACAATTTTTTTCTTTAGAAGATAATTGTAAACAATCGCATCCCACATGCGCACCTGCGTGAAGACGTCATCATAGTTTACTTTGTTGTCATACGCAAGAGTCAAAGCCAACTCAATCAACTTCATCTTTTCTTCGAGTTTCTCAACAAGTTCTACGTCCTTGATGTTATACTCAATGAATTTCTGATAGTCATGCTTGTAGAGTTGATGAAGAGTTTCAAACTCAGAATAATCGATCTTTTTTTCGCCCAACTCAACGTGAGCAATATTGTCCAGTCGGTATGACTCTTGCTGCGAGTAAGTAAACTTGCGATACAATTCGATGTAGTCGAGAGTTGCTACACCATCAAGATCATAAACTTGATGTTCGCGATTCATGATCATTGCTTCACGCAATGACAATCGATTCCACGGAGAAAGTTTCTTGGCTTCAGCATCACCAAGAAGTTTGGTGATGCGATTTACAAGGTATGGGATATCGAAGAATTTGACGTTCCATCCTGAGACCACATCTGGGTGGAATCTTGTCCAGAAGTCAATGAATCTTCGTATAAGGTCGAGTTCATCTCGACACTTTGCATAGTGCACGTCGTCACGGTGCTTGCTATAATCGCCGACACCAAACACAAAATAATTACCTTTAAGTTTGATAGTGATGGCGGTGATTGATTCGTTGGCATCTCTTGGCTCAGGGAATCCGTTCTCGGATCCAACCTCAATGTCGAGATAAGCGATAGTAACTTTGTTAATATCCCAAAGAATATCATCAGGATAACGATCGGCAATAAAAGCATACTCATAACGATTATTACCAAAAACAGGGAAATTATCGACACTTTCGTACCTCTCTAGAAATTCACGACACTCAGGAATTGTTCCTGGCTCAATTGACTTGACAAACTCTCCACTGAGAGTCTTGTAATCTGTTTTCTCGTTTGCAATGAGATAAAAGGTCGGACGGAATTCAATCTTCCGTCTGACCCTCTTATCATTCTCGACACCACGATAGAGGATATATTTTCCAGATACCGAGATGTTTGTATAGAAATCAGCCAAGCATTACCCCACAATCAAATCTTTAGGAGGAACGACAATTCCTGCTCCGAAGATTTGATTATACCCGTTTTTCACTTCATCGGCAACTTCTGCGACAACAATAATATTATCGCGAGTAATTGTAAATGGACCATCAGCCGCTTGCATCCATGGCATGAAGCCAAGCATTGGTCCCTTTTCGCTGCGCTGCATTACACAAGCAACAGGATTCTTGAAAGTGATTAGATCACCTTCTTCATTTGTAATTTCTACTACTAATTCCTCGCCACTTACGAGTTTCATTGCTTTGATGTTCGACATTTTGTTTTACCTTTGTGTATGAATCAAATACAGTTTTATCTTTTAGACTTTGCGGAAGATTGTTTCTATAATAAACACCATCAAGCATTGTCCAAGTATCTTTACCAACTTTTAGATACCAACCACCGAACTCTTTAATTTGTATTTCCTTTGTAGAAAGGAAATCACGAAGTTCTGCAAGAGAGTTCATTATTCACCATCACTCGCGTCACGATTCTCTGTACTATGACGCTTCATCTTAAATGCAACATGATTAGCATGCGCTTGAATCATGAGATTTTTAAGATTACCGCGATTGTGTTCATCGCCATCCCATCCATAAGTTTGCCCCATGGCAAGAATGCGCTTCCATTGACGCGGAAGTTTTGCACTAAAAAAGTCACTACGATTAGCCATTTAAAAGTTCCTCACATTTCTTTGTAAATCTTTCATTCTGTCCTGGATGAAAACTCTGGTACATATGCCAAAACAGATCCAATGTTGTACCATCTTTATTTGTAAGACCGAATGTCGTACCAATGCCATACTTTGGCATACCATCTGCAAGATCCCAATACGGTGGAGAATCTTTCGATTCCCATGCCATACGAATCGGTGGTGCATCATAACGCAATGGCATTATGATCTCAATAGGTATATTACTCTCTCTGGCTTTAAAAGTCAACTCTTCTGCAACATCACCGCGATAGTTTGGCATAAACGAAGGATTGCCAAGTTTACGATACATTTCAATTGTGAATGTTACGTTATGCGGAGCAGCAAATACATGCTGATCATTTTGAATATGGTTACTACGCTGAGCATCACCAATTATCTTTCCCATGTAGGCTCGTTCGAAGAAATAATTGAGCGCATTGTTTTCAAGTGGCAAACAATCAATATCTAAGAACATGATTGCATCATGACCTTTCTGTTCTAACATATCAACAAGTTTATCCATGGTGTAACCTGGATTTGCTTCAGTGTAGATATGATAATGAGGGATCTTTGATACGTTATATTTTTCTACAACTTGTTTTTGTAGAGCAACAATTTTTTGATCGATATTGTTCATGAATATCGATGCGATGCACGGATTAAACATTTTACATTTCTCCAATAGTTCCAGAAATTGTTACCCATAAAGGTTTATCTTCAAGATCCTCTTCAGGGTAAACGAACCCAAATGGTTTTTCGCAAACAGCAACATAATATCCATTCCACCAGTCTGGATCATGGTGTCTATTGCCATCTATCATCTGTATATTTCCAAACATTTCCCATTCTTTATGGACCTTAATAAAAGCAGATTCGAACCCTGCTCTTGTACCTTCGCGCACCGCTTCTGTGTTCCAGTCATCAACAATGTAAATGAAAACATCCGATAGAGTATTCACATAGTATGTGATTGCTTTAGTGTGATCTTCTTTTGTATGACCAGCATCGAAGAGATAAGTGTTGATGTCGCGAATGTCAAACTTATCGGGTGGAAGCAGATCAAAACAATCACCTTGGATGCAGGTGAAGTCTGTTATGTTATTATTCTCGCAGTTTTCTAGGAAGTGAAGAAACAATGCATTTTTGACTTTGATTCCAGAATACTCTACATCAACCTTCATATCCATTTCCCAACTATCCTTTGCAGAGAAAGAATCTACTGCAAATGCAGACTTTGGTTTATTGCCATACATCGCATTGATAAAGGTTGAACCAGTAAATGTACCAACCTCGAGATAGTTGGTATCTTCTTTAATAAGTTCATTTAAAAGAATTCGAATTTTTTCGCCAGACAAACCTTTGACTTTTTTGAGTTGCTTCTCAGTCAATTTTGTTTGATTAGTATTGGCGCAATTAAGAGCCGCCTCGACTCTTTCAATATATTTTGTTACTTGATCCACACAGCCTTCCCATAATAATCAAAAACCTTATCACCAAACACTTCTTTTGCAGCAGTCTTGATAGGATTATGATGCCAGTCATCAATGAGTATATATCCACCTTCTCTCAATAATTCTGAATAACGAAAGAAGTCGATCTTTACATATTCATAATCATGCGCAGCATCGATATAGATTAAATCTGCCTGAACATTCCAGTGCTTAAGAGCAAGAGCACCATTACCAGAGTCAACGGGAAATGGTGTTATAACATCTTTGTAGCCTTTATGAACCACGTTTGAAAGAAATTGTTCATAAATTGTGGGGCGTCCATTTTTCTTAGATCCATTTCCTGGCTGAAATGTACACATCGTTGTATAATGTTCAAATGAACCCAAGAAAGTATCAACACAAACAATCTCAAGTTCATCTCGAGAAATTCCTAAACTCAAGGCTGCTTCAGTCATGGTAAATGCAGAGCCACCTTTCCAAGTACCAACTTCTATGATTGTCTTTGCGTTGGTTGCTTCTATTGCATTACTAAATGATTCGCCATCAGAATTCCATCCCTGTGCGTCTAAGGGAAGAACATCTAGACCTTCATATGGGTCTGCGGTATGAATATGATTACTGATATTTTTAGCCATTATTTTTCCAAGGAAGTTTTCCGTTATGAATTTTTAACATTGCTTCATTTCCACGGAGAAAGAACTCTCCTTGAACTGATAGCCCCGTATTGCCGACTCTATATTTAACAGAGTAATCGCGAGTACAATCATACTTTAGATTGTTTTGTTTTGCCATTAGAACGGAGGCAATAGCGCGATCAATTTCCATCTGACCTGGTTCTCGGAATTTGCGATACCAAACAGGTGACATACCAACTGCCACTTCTTTCTTCACAAAGTAACAGTTAACATCAACAAAGAAATCATTCGGGCTGAGGATTGAATGCCAAAGACCAAGACTCTCACAATCATCTAAACAAATGATGTTACTATCTTTATCTATAATCTTTCTTAGCGAAAACGCCCAACTTAGATTCTTTTCTTGAACTAATTTTACGAGATTCTCAACATGATCTGGTTCAATTGCATTATCATCATCTAACCAGATATGATAATCACCATCTGCGAAATAAGTAGCAGCACCATAGACACGATGACCGTTATAACGATTAGTGCCTGTAGGATATGGTAAGACGCAAACATGTTCATTCACTCCATTCGGAAACTCAGCAGCAGTTAAAATTTCTTCTGCTCTTTCCCATCTCTCACGACCATCAACAACTACGATATGTTCGATGTTCTTATATGTTTGCGCCCTTACCGATGTGATACACTCAGCAAGATATGGATTTCCAGTTGTTGGTGTTATAATAGAAACTTTCACTTGAACACCACTCTGCTACCAGGCAGTTGTTCATTAATTCTCTGCTCCACTTTCTTGAACAAATTGATATCATTAAACGCAAATATAAAGTTTCTTCGAAGCAATACTTGCTTATATCCACATTCTTTTATAATTTCAATCATTGCCTCTTTTCGTTCTTTATACCACTCATCACTCCAACACTCAATCATCAGTGGCGGAGTCTGATTGTTTTCAATGATGGTTTTAGCACCCCTCAGAACTTCAAGTTCCATACCAGAAACTGTGACCTTAATCAGCCCAACATTACCAAAACGATAGTCATCGAGCGTTCTCAATTCATATACATCAACTTCGTTTGGAATTGGAATGTTTCTGTTTGTATAACTATCAATCAAAAAAGAAAATGCGCCATGATTAACAGCAGCCAGATCGAATATAGCATGATCAACAACTTCATTTTTATCAGCAACACCGATTCTGTGACAGCGAACATTATCTAATCTATTCAATAAAACATTTGTATTCAATTGTTCATTAATTGCAGGAACAGGCTCAAATGCTTCGAAGATATGCTGCTGTAGATACTTAATTGCAAGAGGGATTGTAAATGAACCTAGACCAGAACCAACATCGATGACACGCTTGCCGCTGCTTTCGCTCAATATGATATCAGCAACTTCTAGGTTATAGATATTCCAATATTGGCTTCTTCGAATTTCATCAGAGATTATCTCTGGTTGCGCAAACAAAGCATATTGCGTTCCGTTTCTGGTTGTATAAATTTTTACTTCTGGTTGCATAAATTAATCCCATAGGTTTTCGTAATATTTGCCAAACAAGCGGAAGGCATTCTTCTTGCGAGCATGATATGCTTTCATCTTTTCCATATCATAAATGGGTTCGACAAGAGTCACTCTTTCGCTCCAGTCTTCACCTTCTTTCTGTACCCATTTGTATTTACCTTTCTTGATACAGAAGTTTGGGTCGCGATCTCGGGCAAGTTCACCGAATGCCCAGATCATTTCTTTCATGATCCAATCCCAACGTTTGAAATGAAACTCATCGGTATCCCATTCATTCTTCTTTGGTTTGGCATTGATAGAACGAAGATGCTCAGGAACATCGTCATCGTCAGTACAGGGTGCACCGTGATTAGTCTTGTGTAACTGCTTGAGCATCGGATGAACGATGAGTGCAAGTGTACGATCCATAGACCAAGTGTCCCATGGATCGATACGAACAGAAACTTTCTGTTCACCTTTCTTCGGATATTTACCGATTGAAATCTTCATTTTGTTTTCTCATGAAGCCAAGCAAAAGCCTCACAGAGGAACTTCACCAGAAATATGATTCCGATGAAGAGAACCCCTGTGAGCAATAAACCAAGAATCAAATCACGCATTTCGATTCTTACGACGTGCTTTGCGTTTCTTTGAGCCTAATTTGCAACGACCCTTGCCGTGTCCTTTCAAACCTACTTTTGCTGGCATGACTTATACCTCCCCATCTACTTTCTTGGCAAGATTGTGCCAAGCAGCCATCTCATATCCTTCCTCACTCAATCCTGGAGTGCTATCGCGAAGGCGAATAATCTCAGCAGTAATTTCCTCATCACTAAAATTATACTTACTTGACTTCTCAGAGTCAAATGAGACTACTTTACCTTCATCTTCCTCTGTACGATCATCCCAGCCATCAGTTGTCCACTCACTTTCCCAATCATCTTTAGGATTGACCACACTCAATTCTGCGCTATCATCAAAATAATAGCCAGCAGCGCGCAAGAAGTTTTGAAACTCATTTAAAATTTCTGGAATGGTCAGATTATCATCGTTCAATTCCATGACAATAGACTTCGTAGAATTTTTGTCATAGAAAGCACCATTAGAGAGCGCACCTTGAAATTCAAATTTCATCTTAGACATAAGTTATTCCTCTTCATCAGATGGGCGAGTTGGTTGTTTCGGCACAACAACTTTCCCGCAACGGTCACAAGTTTTATTCACCAAAATATCAAATGGATAAAAACTGCAGCGACTTGGTCGCCACAGCCCTACCCATTTATGTAGTCCAACAAGACAGAGAACTTTGCCGATCATCCTCGTCTCATTCTAGAAATATCCTTCATCTGTTCCTCATCAATCACAGGCACAGCATTTGACTTATGCATCGTCGCAATACCCTTCACAAGGGTGCCAGTATACTTCATGCTTTCTCGCTTTTCAGTATATGCAAGATTGGTATCGAGCGACTGAATAGAACGCGCAACATCAGCGCCAACACGAGCACCATATGACAAAGTCGGCAATTTCTCAACACCAAGAATTGCAGACGATCTGCTATATTTCTTGGCAATTACACCTTTGACCTTGCGCTTCTTTTTGGGTTTGAAACGCGCAGCACAATAAATCATCATAGAGGATAAGTTTCCACGTGTTCGTTATAGAAGCGACTAACTTCGTTTATCTTTGTGCGCATCTCATGAGGCACAGGCATATCATGAATTGAACTTAAAGCAATCATTTCATTCACAAACCTGCGCAACACACGCAACTCTTCCATTGTGCCTCTCGGCATCACTTCAAAATCACCCTCAGACATCACGGACCTCCAGCACGCAGCGACTTAACTGCATCTTCACAAATCTTAATTGCTTCTCGAATATGCTCTTGCGCTCGACGCAATTGATACCAAGCATAAACGAAACAGACTGAACTCAAAATCAATAGAACAAAAGTAATTAATGCAACAATTTCCATTAGACTTTCTCCGCAAACGTACCAACAACTGCTGATGCAATTTTAGCGCGAATCATGGTCGGAATATCCGTATATGGATCTTCAAGAAAATAAGAACATCCATCTTTCCAATTATTATACTTCACAAACCGAGCAAAATCAAGCATGTGGCTCTTATTGCGCGGATCAAACGGAACTCTTGGCTTTGGTGCCAGAACAGAACGACGATATTCATTTGTCATCATAATAGTAACGATCCTTCTTTCGAGTTGGGATACAGATGAGTATACCTAAAGCAATGCCACAAAACAACCCAGCCATGTAAGCAATATATGGATCACTCATTTGATTGCCCAATTCCAATCTTCTTCAGTCAAACGATCTTGGTCTGGCTCAGTTGCAAGAACATCAATCACATCCCAACCAAGTTCAATCAAACGATCTTGAACAAGATCTGGTCGGGCACCACGCAATTCTTCTTCAGTGAAGACCACAACAGCGCAACCCATTGCTTCAAGTTGTCGGCTCAACTCAACAATCTTTGACATATCTGTATCAGCCATTAGTAATGCTCCGAGTTATAATCAATTTCATTTGGATCAAACTGCAGTTCATCATAACTGACAATTTCTTCATCAGTGTCAGCATCATCATCGCGGCGATCATATGCTGCGAGAATCTCATGAACCTGCGTCAGAGAAATTCCCAGCGAAGTGGCAATCTCAGTTTCCTTCATGCCATCGCTGTGAAACATATCAATGACATCAATCTCAACATCTTTGAAAAATCCCATTAGAATGGTACTCCTTCAGGTAACGGAATTTTGTTCAACTCAGTTTGATACTTGCGGTCGCCAACAACCAAAAGAAGATTGCGAGCACGCTCAAGTTTCTCAGCAAGATCATAACAATCTTTCGCACTCAGATCATACTGCGTCATTGTATTCGCAAGAAGATGATCAGCAGCATCCACTAAATCAATCGCTTCACTCAACAATGTTTCAGTTTGCTTTTTCATATCAACCCCAATCTTTGAAAGAACCAGACGCTTCGTTGTCATCAAAACCAAGATTGTACTCAGCAATCTGCTGCTTGGTCATGAAACGCTCTTCAATCTCATCACTGGCATATGTTGCCTCTGTGAAGAAGTGCGGGCGACGAGGACGACGGTAGTAACTATCAGCAGAACCACGGTCATACGGACCACCATGACGACGATCAATATTCATTAGATGTTCTCCACTCGACGTTCATAGTCAGCCATCGTCAAAGCAACCCAGACGCTATCGCGAACGGCAGTGTCAGTTGCCTCACGAAACCCATCAATCTCTGAGATTTTCTCGAGCATCGAATAGACACGATCCCATTGCATGCCCGAGACTTTCGCAGCCTGCACGACACCGTTAACAAGAG